GCTCCACGTGCTAAGCCTGTAGCAGCGGTAGTCGAGGAAGAGGATGAAGTACCCACACCAAAAGCAAAGGCTAAACCTGCCGTTGCTGACGACGAAGGTGACGAGCCTATGGTAACATCTAAGGCTAAGCCAGCTGTAGTAGCACCTGCAGGAAAGCGCCCTGTCTCTGCTGTAGTCGCTGAGTGGGATGATTAATTAATATTTAATCGGCACCCTCTGAGGTGCCCCGTACATCGTAAGCGGGAAAAATTCTAAGGAGCCACACATGGCACAATATTCAAAAAAGATGTATGACCTAGTAGCTGAAGCACCGATGAGTATGCTGGGTGTTCAGTTCGGTGCGGCTTGTATCGATGCGCAGATACCAGTCCAAGTTGTTGCTAAGTGGTTGGGTGTGACAAGGCAGGGTGTTTACTACTGGTTCACCGGCGTGACGGAAGTAGCGGAGAAGCACCGAGCAAAGATTGAGAGTATACGCAGTATTCTACTGAGAGCGTTAGATGATAATGTGCTCCCTGTAGATGACCTAGCGGAAGCAATGAAAATAATTAAAACATATCGAGGTGCAAAATGAGAATCCACAAAACACAATATGCAACATGGACTGACGAAGAAATACTGAAGTTAGCAGATCAACAGGGGTTTAGTGTATCGGACCTGGGTATAGAACTTATGGAACGGCTTGAGGATCATATAGATATAACTGCCGCTGCAGTGAAGGAAGCTGCGCGGCTACAGCAGGAACTCAACGACTATATTGACTCCCATTAGGTTGAAGAGTAAAGTCTGTCGTTACCGCGCGTCCAAACGCGGTGTCCAATCCGTTAAACCCCATAGGTATTGACTATGAAGCCCAGCGATTTCCTGCGCACGATTTTACCAACTGACGGGTACTATGCCCTTGTCGGGATCAAGAATAAAAAAATACAACAAGTCCTAGTAGACGATATAACAGCGATGGGCCCCATTATACGTGCTGCGCTTAGCAACAATGAAGACGTATATTTTGGGTGCGCCTCCTATGTGAATCCTGATAGCCGTAAGAAGAGCAACGTGTATTACGTTAAGTCTTTTTGGATAGACCTCGACTGTGGGGAGGGTACCGCATACGCAACACAGCAGGATGGTTTTGATGCGCTCCGTGCGCTATGCAAATCAGCTTCAATGCCAAAGCCGTGGGTCGTTAACTCAGGTCGTGGGCTACATGTGTACTGGCCTTTAGAGACCGCTATCATCGCTCCTTTGTGGGGGACATATGCAACACGTTTGGTGGCGATGTGCGCTGCGCACGGTCTAGCGATTAAAGACCCCGGCTGTAGCACTGATGCAGCACGTATCCTGCGCATACCAGACACGTTTAACTTCAAGAACCCAGATGACCCCCTAGCAGTTTCTATCATCTGCAGCGGTGCAGTAACGAGCTGGGATAGTCTAAGCCAAATGATTCAGGATGCCTGCGGTACTGTAGGTATTAATGGTTTCCACGAAGAGCCACCAACACCCGCTAAGAGACGTCCAGTCGATGCGGTGACCGCCGCGCTGATGGGTAATAGCGTATCAAGTTTTAAGAAGATCGCCATACGTAGTCTCAACGGTACTGGGTGCGCACATATCGCGGATGCTATCAATGATCAAGCAGGGACACCAGAGCCCCTATGGCGCGCGGGGCTGTCTATAGCGCAGCACTGCGAAGACCACGCCCACGCAATACATAAAATATCAAAAGGACACCCCGAGTACAACTACGCTGAAACCGAAGCAAAAGCCGCTGCTACCGGGGGCCCCTATAAATGCGCAACCATCGCGCTCCAGTGCGGCACCGAGCACTGCATGAAATGTGAACACCGGAATAAAATAACAAGTCCAATACAATTGGGGAAGTCTATCCTCAGAGCGGAAGACCCAATCGAAGTGATCAGCGGCGATGGTACTGCCAGCACTGGTATTGCTGTAGCTGGTTTGACAGAGGCATCGATCCTGCCGGTATTACCGTGGCCCTATTTCAGAGGTAAGCAGGGTGGTATATATGCAGAAGGTGTAAAGGGTCCTGAAGGCGAGCCGGGGGATGATGTTTTAATCTACGAATACAACATAGATATTGTCCGCCGTATCCGTGACCCAGAGCGCGGTGAGACTTTGGTTATGCATCTCGCCCTCCCTAAAGACGGCGTGCAGGAGCTTGTTATCCCCTTAGCGGATGCGCAATCTATCGAGCGTATGAAGGATAAACTAGGCCACCACGGTGTCGCCGCTGGTAAAGATCAGATGAATCGCATAAGTACGTATATGACAAAGATGGTAAAACATATGCAATCAACAAGCGCGGCAGAGCCTGCTCGTACTCAAATGGGTTGGACAGGTGATCGTGACGGTATCGTATGGGGTCGTACTATGTTTACAAAGACAGGTTCCCAGTACTGCCCGCCTGCCGCGAAGTCTACAACCGTTGCCAACATGATGCGCTCCTCTGGCTCGCTCGAGATGTGGGAGTCTATTGCCGGTCGATACGCCGCTCCGGGTTTTGAGTTATACGCCTGCTGCATGGTTATGGCGTTCGGATCAATGCTAAACCAGTACACGTACGAAGACCCTGTATGGATACACTTGGTAAGCTCCGACTCGGGCACAGGTAAGACAACCTTAATGCACGTGATGGACAGCATCTGGGGCGACCCCACAACAATGGCGCTTACTGCGGCAGATACGATTAACTCCGTGGAGAAGCGGCGTGTTGTGTTTAACTCTATGCCAATCTGTCAGGACGAGATTACGAACTATCCGCCAGAGAAGATAAGTCAGCTAGCGTATTCGCAGTCACAAGGGCGTGAGAAACTACGCTTGACCAGCGGCTCACAAGAGATGGTAAACAACGACCGCCGCAACAACACATACTTCTCTACGGGTAACAGGTTTGTCAGCGATATACTTGGCGCATTTAAAACGAATTCAGCGGGGGAATTGGCTCGTCTTATAGAGATTCCTTTCGCTCCTTTAAAAGAACTTGTATCAAGCGATGATCACTTCGGCAAGATTAAAAACCACTACGGGCACGCAGGTCCTATATTTGCTAAATGGCTAGTCGCTCATGCTGATGAACTGCAAGGGCGTGTTGATGCTATTCGTCAGAAGTTTGAAAAAGATTTCAGCAGTGTTAGTAAAGAGCGTAACTGGGTTGGCACTACCGCTGCAGGGTTTGCGGCGATTACTATTCTGCAGCAAGAGCTAGGCATACTGAAAGCGTATGATATCCCTAGGTTGTATGAGTTCTGGACTAGCCATATGAAGACAGTGCGTGCGGCAACAGCGAGCCAAGTGGTATCCCACGAGAACGTGATCGGTGACTTTATCAACGAGAACTACAATAATATTATTATCCCTGACAGCCATGCAGCAACTGCCACGGCAATGGGAGGTGCAACGGCTGCTATATATGGACGCAAGACTGAGCGGGAAGCCAGGAATAAACTTGTAATCCGCTGGGAGAAAACAACGCAGCAGCTATTTATCACACAGAACGAGCTGAAGGCGTACTGCAATAAGCGCTCACATTCTTTCGTAGACTTGATCTCCTACTATAGTAAGGATAAGCAGTTTGTGGGTGTGGTGAATAAGCGCATGGGGTCAGGTACCGATATCGTAACCACACCTGTGAAAGCACTTAAATTCCACATACTCGGTGGTGAGCTAGGGGAGATACTGAACGATGCCGATAACCCATCAACCTAACATACGCTACCCGGTCAGCCTACTGGAGGTAGGCGACTCTTTCTTTGTACCTGCGTTACACGCGAGCGCACCAATGCATAAGGTACGAGCGATAGCCGACGAGCTTGGTTTCACCGTTGAGTACCGTACCGGTATTGATACAGCTACCGGCATATATGGTATCAGGGTCTATAGGACAGCTTAGCCCCCATACTGCATCTGTCCGGTGCGCTCACGATTAGCTGCTTTATTGGGTGCATCGAGCATGGTTGACAGGGGCTGGTATTTCAAGGCGTCCGGCACTACTTTAAAATGCTTGCGCTGGTCATCTTTGCTCTTCTGTAACTCCATCCACTTAGCCCGGAGGTCTGCCATCGCTTCAGTGTCTTTCTCCTTATACGCACGGGTGTACTTATTCTCCAGTTCCTTGCTATTATCTGCATAGTACTTAAGCACATCATGCTGTTTAAACTCCTGATTTTTGATGTGCGTAACCTCAGTAGAGGGGATACTCGCGGCAGTGAGTAGGGAACCAAAGTACGATATGTCATCTGGCTTAACTACGAGGTCACCGTCTTTCATAGTGAAGCCTTCGTTAGCTAGGCGGAACCCTTCCATCGCGGAGGCCATACCCTTAGGCATAAACTTCTCGGTGCCTTTGTATATATCGCCCTGCTTTACCAGTCCAACACCGTCAGCCATCTGCCCAGCCAAGCCCACAGCGGGACCTAATAAACCTGCGGCGGTGGTAGCCAAACCAGTCTTGCTAGTGAGATCAATCTTACTATAGGGTGCGATACTGAATGTATTCTGCTCACCCAACTTAGCACTCATATCTAAGCCCAAGGACGATGGTAGTCCGTGATATAGCAGCTGGTTCAGAGTTTTGTCGCCTGTGTCAACAGCATCCTCCAGCTTATCGGGCCCATCAGTGACCGCATCGTAGACCATACCCGCCACGTTCACGAGGGGTAACCCGAGGAGGCCACTAGCTAGCGCAGTGTGCGTAAGTTTAAAAGCTAGTAGTCGTCTACCGATTTCGCGTTCTGTTTTTGAGGCGCCGTGGAAAGCTCCCTGGTACGCGTTAACATAATACGATGCGGTCATTATCTGAAACTTGCGGTATTGCCCCACTATCTTAGGCAGCGCTTTAAGTATAAGCGGCGCGGCGGTATGCGAGAAATCACCTTGTGTATCCCGCAAAATCTCAATCATGTAATCCTTTGCCTGTGCATGTGTACGCCCTTCAGCCCGAGCCATATTGTAGCTAGCAGTAGCTGATGACACACGGTTCCAACGCTCCACAGCGCTCGATACTTGGCGCATCTTGTGTATAGCAGATGAGGCTACACCGCTTGTTGCATCAATTGCTTTATACCCGGTGGAAAATCGGTCAAAGTGCTTCAAGTCTTCGGTCATACCCACGTCCAACAACTGCATATCAGAGGCGTGATTCAACGCTTCACGTAGGTTGGCGTCTTTTACACGAGCCAGATCGATAGTCATACCTTTGTTATCTGTGATCGAATGCATAAGTTTATACCCATCCTGCAGGTGCCCCCATGCGGTTAGATACTTACCAGAACCAAAATCTGCGGCTAGCCTAGGTAGTGAGTACATAACTGGCTGGGTAAAGTTAGTGAGGTGGTACCCCAGGCTGGTGACCAGCTGCCATGCAGAGGTGGCGGTAACAACGCCGTCTGACAGTGGGCTTGGTTTGTACTCTAAGCTGCGCACATGGTGGGCGGCCAACATATTAAAGTCGTCTTGACCCACACGCTTCCCTGTCTCAGGGTGTTTAATCTCAGCGAGCATCCCGTAAAACCCATCGTTAATAGCCTCACCATACTGTATATTGGCGAGGTATGCCGCCTTCGCACGCCCATGTTTCAACGCGGTAGCGACCACATCCTCATCCCAGCCACTTGTACCAGCTCGTTTCTGGTGAGCTTGGCGGGCACTATTAGCGTCTAATGTTGAGAGGTACATCGACCGGATACTCTTCTCCATAGCCTGCTTAGCATCCGCCGACAATGTAGTATCTACCTTTAGGGCAGATGACAAGCGATCCAATGCCTGAGGGTCCATAGTGCGGTGGTTTTCTAATTGAGGCATTTTCGCAGAATAGTCGGCAGAAGCATAGTTCTTTTCGTTTTCACGTACGAACCGATCAGCTTGGCCGGGTGTATCGAAAGCCCTCACGATCGTATGTTTAGGATCGCGCTCCATCGTCTCTAGCAGCTTTTTGTTCTTCGCCTTCTCAGCGGCCATATACTCAGCGGATTTGAGTACCGCGATAAACCCACCCTTACGGTCGAGATGCACGTAAGGGCCATCTAGTAGTCCTTTAGCTGCAAAAATGCCCGGGGCACCGTTGCTCTTCATCAGCTTCTGCTTCTGCTCCACCTGTGATAATTCGTCATTGGCCCTAAATAAGGCGTCAACCAATGCTTGCTGGCCTTTGTTTAGTTTCTCAAACTTTTCTTTCTGTATAGGGTCAATCAGTACCGTCCGGTCTAATCCCTTCGGTTGGTGTCCCCATTCCTTGTCTAGAGAAGCCCGCGCCATGTAGTCACCAACAGCGAGCCGGTCTTTAGTACTCAGTTTATTAGCGAACTGCGATACCCCTTCATATTTTTTCTCCAGATGGTTCTTCATAGTCTCACGTTGGATCAATGCATCATGCCACTTCTTCGCAGACGGCATATGAGGGGTAATACGGTTAACCAGTGAATGTAGGAACTCGAGTGAACCTACCAGCTTTCTGACTACGTGCGACACGTCAGTTACAAGCTTATGGCCTTCAGGCCCTAGATACTTCTCAGCAAGGTCATGCACCATAGCGGACACACCATCAACGGCAGAGGCTTTACGTGCCGCAGGTGACCCCCCTAGAGGCTCCGCCTCTGCAGATTTTAGCGGTTCGTTACCGGGAGTTTCCTCCGCTTTTAATACGGGCTCTTCCTTAGGTGCTTCTTTTTGCTTAGGTATCTTGTCCCCTAGCTGAGAAGTTATTTGTTTTCGTAGATACGCTGCGTTCTCCTCCGCTTGCATACGCATGTGAGTTAAAGCCATAGCCTCGGCGTGTATACCCTCCATACCCGCTTTTATATTCTCTTGTGTTAGACGTTTAAACTCCTGCTTCTCAGCGGGCTCCATCTGTTTTTGAACATCTATAAAGCATACTTTTGAACTCATGCGTATCTCCTAGTTACATCATATCTTCCGTTATGGCACTCATTATAACACTGAGCAGCACCTCATCATCGGCATGGATTCTACGGAGTAGCGCGGCTTGTTTATCTGTTTTGAATAGGTCATCTATGGAGCGCCAATCATACGATATAGCCTGCCCGTTAGAAGCGCCGCCGCCACCGTGAGCCCCCTGTGTCCAGATGACCTCGTTAACTGGTGTAGGTGTTGAATCCAGTAAACCAAGCGTAGCAACCGCTATAGCACCAAAACCTATACCCCTGACAATCCGCGACTGAATACTCACACTGTAGTCACCGTAGTGATTCCGCCTGCCGTTACTACTGTCTGAGACAGTGTTCCATCGGTACGAGAAGCATCCTGCTCCACCATCGGATCAATCAACCCATACCACCGAGCCATATCATCTACCCAAGACGCGAGAGGCTGCTGACCTGTTGGCATAGCAGTTGTTGTTACAGTCACCGGGCCGACTCCTGAAAGAGTCTGGGCAACAACACCATCACTGCGAGAGGTTGGAGTTACAACAAGGGGTGAACTTAGCCCGTGCAGTCTCCACACCGCTTCGAGTCTTTGTGCCTGCGCGATCGTGAGCGTCAGGTTATAGCTTGATTGAGATAACGATCCTGTAGCTGCCGCTTGTGCTACTGATATAGCGGATAGCGGTATCTGTGTTGTCAGTGCGCCAGTGGAAATGGCTTGAGATAGTGTACCAGTAGCCAGGTTTATTCCGGTAGATAGCGCACCGGTTGCGCTAGATGCAGATATTGCAGAGGATGCTAGAGCCGCTGCCGTTGTTGCGAACGTTGCGCTACCTGTCGCGACTACTGCGCTGCTGGCTGATAGATTAATCCCAGTGGTCAGAGCGCCTGTACTTAGTGATATAGCAAAAGAATCTGATGCCAGCGCCGCTGCTGTTGTCGCAAATGTTGCACTGCCAGTTGCTACTACTGCGCTGCTCGCTGATAGATTAATCCCCGTAGAGAGTGCACCTGTACTTAGTGATATAGCAAAAGAATCTGATGCTAGAGCCGCTGCTGTTGCCGCAAATGTTGCGCTACCTGTCGCTACCGACACTGGGGATGCGGCCAATCTAATCCCCGTAGCGAGTGTGCCTGTGCCACTAGCCTGCGCTAACGCCCCACCAGAAAGTGCAATACTTGTTGTGATCGCTGCTGTCGCTGCGGCCTGTACCAGTGCCGATATAGTTAGCCTAATAGCAGTCGTCAATGCACCAGTAACGGAGGCCGATGCCGATGATGCCGCCATGACTACGATTGCGGTACTTAATCCACCTGTAGATGCCGCGAGTGACATGGGTGTGGCTGCAAGTGCCGCTGCTGGCGTACCCATTGATGCGACGCCTGTAGACACCGCTGCCGCTGCGCCCGCAAGCTTGATAGATGTAGTTGCAGTCGCCGCTGATGCCGCTAGGCAAGATGCTGTACCTGCTAATGCAGCCGCTCCACCACTAGTTGCAACCAACTTAACCGTGCTAAACGGTGCTGATGCCATTGCCCCCATACCACACAGATCGCCCTCAATCGTATAAGCGGCTGTAGTAGTTGCATAAACAGTCAGGGTAGCTGCGCTTGATGCTGTTGTACCGCTTGCATTGGTTACGTTACATCTATACTGGTCAAGATTATTCGTGGCATTTGTGACTGTGCCAGTAGTGTAGCTGCTAGATGTTGCGCCACCTATATCAGCGAATGAACCGCCGCTTGGCATACGCTGCCATTGATAACTAGTAGCGCCGGTTGCTGTTACGGAGAATATAATTGAGCTACTTCCAGTGGCGACTGTTGTGCTTATAGGCTGCGCTGTTATTGCTGGCGCTCCTGTTACCCACTTAAATGCAGAACCAAGAGTAGACCATGTGCTAGAAGCACCATCGACCCACGCTGCTGTATAACTACCTGCTGCCGTGGTGATCCGATCTTCTACACCTTCATAGCCGAAGTAACCAGTAGGCGCTGATTGAAGGGTAAACCCAGTTCCAGCAGTAGGTGTAGCCCCACTTTTAACTACATACCCAAGTACAACCCCATCGGCAGCAGTGGTGGTAATCGCGCCGGGACTTGGGTTTGTCGAGGTTGTGTTTATTACACTAACAAATCCGTCTGTTGACCATGTTCCAGCGACAGATGATCTATAAGCGGCAATAGACAACACCATACCGGCTGTTGCTGATGCTGTAAGCGTGACTGTTTTAGCCCCACCACTGGGAGTGCCTACAGTTTTATAATAGACATAGCTGTTTGAACCAGAATTATTATCATGTACTGTAGTGCCTGCCTGCACCCACGATACCCCATCACCGATGGTGTCAGCGAGCGATGTTAGTGTCTGCGTGTCAGTGAGAGAAAATACTGCAATGAGTAAGTCGCCAGCAGCAGGAATTGCACCATAGGCCAGTGGGACATTATTAGCAGTGTTAGTACCCGCATTACTCCACGCCTGATTGAGCGTAATTGACATAACTTAAAGCGTTTCCGCCAGTGCGAATACTGCTCCTATGTCTAGGCCGAGAGCAGTCGCGAATTGAACAAGAGTTGGGTCGTTACTGTATATAGCAGGAGAGAACTCCCACATATCTTTAACGTCCTGATTTGCTGTGCCGACAGCTTCTTCAACCTGTGCGCGAATTCCGAGGCGCGTAAGTGCTTTCCTAATTTGAAGAGGCTCAACGATCATCACGGGCACTGGGACTATGGCTTGGATTAAGGTCGGGAAGTTCCCCGCGCTTGCCCAATTATTGTACTCAACAAAATCTGCATCATCGGCTGATTGACAGGGCGCAACCACCTTGCTGTCTCTGTCGCGTATAACCTCGCCGGTTGTCGTGTTGAATGAGTAGGTCATTGGTCTGTCTCGATATACATTGATGCAATATCTAATCCGCAGGCAAGAGCAGTTGCATTGTTGCACCGCCATGCGCAGGGCGCGAGTAGTGCTGTGTTTAATGGAAGTGCCGTACCTGCTGTACCTGTCAACGTCCCTGATACTGTCACACCTGAACCCATATTGGTGACTGTGTAGTAAACAGTATTATTCAGGCTGGGAGGCGCAAAGAAAGATAAATCCCATGCAGTATTAGTAAGTGTTGGTGCGCCGATTGTCGTACCAAGCGCAATAGCAGTTTGTGCAGCAGAGCCGCCGTAAACGATGTACCACTGTGTTGCATCACCTTGCAGTTGCGCCAGTCCAAAACAGTTTGTGACTGTGCTGGGGTCTACGTTTGTCGGAGCCGTAACCACGTTACGAAAACCAATGAATTGACGTGCACCTGAAACCGCTGCTGCATCACTAACAATAAATCGTTCAACGAAGTGAAACCCGCCAAAACCAGAGCCAGTGCCTAGTGTGTACTGCTGTGCGCCCGCAAGGAAGTAATGCCCGCACAAACTGCCAGCAGTTGAGGCAGACACATAGCCGAGTCGCTTCATCATGGTTGAGATATTGGTTGTTGCTACAGTTCTCGCCGTTGCCGTTCCCAGTGCAGTCGGCGCAAGTATTCCTTCGGCAATTGGTGCCGTAGTTGCGTTTCCTATAGGTTGCCAGCGCGCCGATCTATTGCGCCCGATGTGTGGCTGGAGTGATGTATCCAGCCCACTTGGCCCAATCTGGGATAACATCATCCTGCCGCCAAAGTTCTTGACAAATATCCCTAAATTGCTTGCCGCGGGGGTAGTCACACCTGTTGTTAGCGGCATCACCGCAATATTGTTGTTATCCTGCATAAAAGTTTCAGAGGCTGGTGCAGTGATGAACACATCTTTGCTACCTGCTGCAAATGTGACTAATGTGCTAGCACCGGACGAACCAGACAAAACTCCACCCGCTGTTCTGGCAAGCGTTCCGCCAGTTCCCCAAGTACCGAGTCCAACCTCCCATAAGGAAGCATTGTCAGTGATGCAGTAGTAGCACACATCGTTATTCGCACAAACAACAGAAAACGGCTGGAATCCAGCTACAGCACCGGCGAGTGTAAGCGTACCTGTGCCGGTTGTCGTACTTGTCTCGCGTACCCTGTCGCCAGTTTTGAACGCCATTTGTTAGTTATCAATCTGGAATGTTAGAGCGGCGGCAGCGAATGAAGGAGCGGCGTCACCGTTGTTGATTGTTTTGTTGACAGTAAGCGCAGAGTAGAACAACATATTTCCGACAGTGGCCGCATCGAACACTGCGAAGCCAGTAACGACACCCCAGTTAGCTGTAGGAGCAGGGAATGTAACCGCTGCGTTGTTGCTGGTTGTTCCAGATGTACCAGATGATGCAGTTGTACTTGCAGCGGCCTGTGTGCCAGCCCAGTTTGCAAGCGAGCTAACAACCTGTACTCGAGCATATGACCCACCAGTAACTTCAGTGCCACCAGCCACGTCAGTTGGGTTTGCTGTAAACAGCGCTACATACAAGTTAGCTGGGCCAGTACCCGCCGCTGCTGATGCACCTGTGATTCCGATTGCTTGCGCACGGAAAAACCAATCAATCAATTTGTTTTCTGCTACGTCTGTCCATGCTGCCATGTTATTTGCTCCTTTAATTTATTACGGGATCGAGTATTACCCCAAACTCGCAAGCTGTACTGTCAATGTTAAAATGAAAATTGTATTAACGGATTTTGCATTTGTTGCTCCTAGCGGGCTTCCGCCGTAACTGTTGTCATTAATCCTTGCTCGTCCCGATGCACTGTGAACACCCATTTAGTCGGCTTAGCGACCACTGGTAACTGCACCTTTACTTGTGGGGCGGCTACCTGCACCTGCGGGGCTTGCATTATGACGCTTTTGACCGCATCGATCAATGCTTTATTACTTGCGTCAGTGCGCCGACCTGCCTCGAGTACAGCTTCCGCAATACTTTTGTTCGGGTCTGCTTGCACTGCCTTGAGTATTGTTACTGGCCCTTTAAGCATTGATTAGCCCCCTGAACATTTTTTAAATTCTTCTTCCAGCTTAGCAAGTTTCTTCGATGCCTGCTCCGCGGCACGCATCTGCTTTTTAGCGGGTACCGCTGATTCTACCACATTCCCATTGGCATCTTCGTGCTCGATAGTTACTTTTTCCCCGGGCGGTACATCTTCGCTAAATGGACGAGCTTCTTTCTCTGCGGCTCGCTCCGCCTTGGTCGGGAGTATATCAGTCCAGCTAGACGCTTTGCTCGCCAGCTCCTCTACATCTTTAGCAGCTTCTGCCTGAGGTTTTACTACTGTGCGGGCCTGCTTCTCTTTCTCAATTGCTGCAAGGCGGTCACGTATCTCACGACGACGTGCATTACTTGCAGTATCGAGAATACCCTTCATAGATAACATCTCAGCCTGCAGCTTATCTTTTTCAGATGCAAGTGATACCTGTTCCTTAGACTTTTTAGTTGCTTTGATCTTGTTCATCAAAGCAGTTGCTAGCGCATCATTCGCATCCAAGGTGGGTTTGGCTTTTGTCTCAGGTACTACTTTTGTTTCAGCCTTTAATGGACGCTTGACCGGCTTTTCTCCCACATCAGCCCTTGCAGTATCTGGTGCACGGTTTTCCACTCGCTTGGTGACAGCCCTATCTCTTTTGGCGGGCGCTGTTTTGGATTCGCGTACAGGAACTGCATCGCTAGCTCGACTACTTCTTTGTTCATTAACGACTCGCTCATGATTTAAAGCTCCTTCAGTTGGTTTGCCTTTTGTATCAAACATCTTGCGCGTAGAGACACGGTTCCGTGCATCATTCAGAGGGGTTAGCTCTTCTTTAGCTCGTGCCAGTACTTTAGTAAGCGCTGTATCGTTGCCCGTCTCCTGATAGTGCTCGTTCGCCTTCTGGAATTCACTATACAACTCCTCATTGCGTGCGTTAAACTCTTCGCGATTGCGTGTAGGTTCGCGGGTAGGCTCAGACATATCTTTCGCTGTACGCTGGCCGTTGAACATATCTTCCGTTGTATTCTCAAGCGAGCGTTCCTGACGTCCTGGCTCAGGACGTTTAGCTCGTCCTGCCAAGGCTTCGGCTTCGCCACGACCTAAGGTGAATACTTTTTTACCATCCTTATTACGGATGATATTACCGTCCACACGACCACCCATATCAATATGCTTCTGAGCAATGGCTAAGCGGTCCACCTTCATAGGGGTGATAGGCGCACTAGGTTCTGCGTAAGGCTCTTGCATAGCCGCTTGACGCGCGGGCTCTGCCTCGGCAACGCGAGCGTCTGTCTCTGCTATACGTGCTCGTAGCTCAGCAGCTTGCTGACGTTTAGCTTCCGCTTCGGCAATCTGCTGCTGCCTAGCTTTGTTCTCAGCAATGGCTTTCGTCGCATCAGCTTCTTTTGCAGCTAACTCACCAAAACCTGTAGGCGCGTGGATGGATGTAGGATCAGGTCTATCGCCTAGGTGTCGTGCTCTGTTTGCAGCGGCATCTAACCCACCTAAGCCGGTAGGCGCTGCCATGTCCCTACGTGCCGCCTGATTAGCTAGCTCTGCTTTCTGCGCTTTCTCGTCGAGTAGCCCCGAGAACATATCATGGTAGTCCTGATGAGCATATTCTTCAGGGGACTTAAACTCGAACCCAGTCTGCTTTTTAAGCGTTAGGTCGGGCGTTAGGTCGGGCTTTATGTAGTCCATACCGTACTGCATACGCTTCACTACTTCGGGGTCTTTGGTCTTTTCAGCACGCTCGAGTAGAACGTTATGTAGGCTAGCAACTTTTGGATCAGTTATAGGGAGGTCCGCGTACTCAGTACGTATTGAACTCTGTTTAGGTATTTTTAAGTGATCGAAGAAGGCTTTATCCAGCGTCGGTACACTGCTGGCGACTTCTTTAGGGGTTGGGCGGGCGTTATTAGCATCCATCTCCTGCTGTTTAGCAGCGATCTGCTCCGGTGTAGCACCGGAATCTTCTAGGTATTGGAGGGTGTCTCGCTGCTGTTCAGGGGTGTAGTAGTTATCCTGGAGCGGGCCTAGGTTCTCCTCAGTATAGGAACGCGCAGGTTCCGTACCCTGCTCATTTATCTTTCGGGCAGTAAGCTCACTCGCTGTAGCGCTCGTCGCAGGTTGGGTAGGATCATCGAAAAGAGTCCCCGTCTCGGAACCGGTACGGCGGGTATTCTCAGTATCATTCATCTTGTGGGCATCGTCCCACGTACTTTCAAACTGATTCGCGCTACCTTCAATAGCTTTTATCTGACCGCTGCGACGCATCGCACCGTGGAGACCTAAGACCGGGGCGAGCACACCAGCGTTCTTGATATCTTCCCAATACCCACCCAAAGCCTCGGGGCTAGCTACTTCCTGCTGTGCCTGCGCACGGCGGAGTGCATCTGTACCTACCATCATCTCAGTGCCGCCAACGGCAGCGCCCGCGGTAGAACCTACGTAGTCACGTAGTTTCGAATTCACCTGCGCGATGGCCGCTTCTTTAGTAATCTCACCGCGCGATACTTGGTTTGTCAGCGCACCCAACTCCGGCCCTACCAACCCCATAACCCTAGGTGTAAGTTTACCGAGCAGGCCGGCGCCACTCATCATGGCACCCTGCAGAATAGATGTAGCCATCGCAGTAGTCTTATCCTCAGGTACCAGAGCCTGCCCCTGCGCGGTGCGCTCTTCGTTCGCGAGCCTCTGCTGGCGCATGTTCTTTGTGTATTCAGCTGGAGCACTCAGGGCTGTGATGGCTGCTGGGGCTGTAAAGACCGCGCCTGGACCTGCGACGGCGCCTGCTGCTATACCTCCGGCAATTGGGATACCCAAACTACCGATCGTATCACCAACAGGTTCTACGGTCTGGTTAACCTTAGCGCCCAACCAAGCAAGGCCTGTTTCTTTGTCGGCATCCGCTTGGGTCGTGGGTCTCCACGCCCCGGGCGTCTGATCTTCCTTCATCGTATCCTGCGCCCAGCCCTTCAATCCGCCTAAACCCGGAATCTCGGCGCCAGCTTCAGCGGTATCGGCTATATACTGTGCCGCTCCATGCTTGATAGCACCCATAATACCATGTTTCTGCTTAATACCGAACGCTTCTGGATACATGCGCTGTGCGCGAAACCAGGCCTGTTCTTCGGTCTCGTCAGGACGAACTGTAACTGCACTGCCGTCTGGTAGTGGTAAAAGAGCCATAATTGGTTAATCTCTCACTGTAGTAGGTACAAAGCCGCCAGACTGATTCCACACCTCGAAGGTGGGGAAGTACGCAGTGGGTGGGTGCGTATTATTGAAAGCCGTTTTAGCTTTCTCGTACTGCCCGCGCGCTGCGGTGTCGCTTCTAGCGTCGGTGGCGTACGAGGTCGGGTTTGCCTTACTTAGCCCACGGCTATAGTAATCCCCAGGCAACTGCGGGGTGACGTTATTTTTTATATCATCTTTATAATAATCGTGCGCAAAGGATGTAGCTTTTGCGTCCATTATTGCAGCGGGCTTATTCATCGCATTCACACTCATTAGGGTACGAGCATTATCAGCGTCATGACGCAGCCTTGCGACGTCCATCTCGGTCTTAGCGTGCTTATCAGCACGTTCATCCGCCGAGCCTTGCTGGTACATATTTGCACGTTCTTGCCGTTCGATACTACCTATCTGAAGCCGGCGTGCCAAGTCTTCACTCTGTGCTTTCGCTGCCTGCTGCTGACCTACGCTGTACTGCTCAAGCCCACTGATACCACCCTCGCCAGCGCCACCTAGAAAGTCAGGGCGTTTGCTAGCCATCATACCTAGACCGGCACGGATCATAGCCATATTTACATTATTCGCAGACTCCTTAGCCTGGCCCGCCTTAGTCTCCTCTAGCTGGGCACGCGCATCTGTAAGATCAGCGTTGTTACCCATAAAGTCTTGCTGTTGTTTCATATAGTACTGCCTATCGTGGACATCTGGGTCTTTTACGTCAAACCTTGGCAGACTGAAGCTGCCTGAACCCCTCCCAGACAGACTACCGATACCCGCGGTATCCAGCCCATCAAAGTAATGGGGATCGAATTCCACTTTTGGAGGTACATAATGCGCTGCTTGCTGATCTGCGAGGGTGGGTACTAGGTCTTTAGGTACTTGGTATGTAACCGGTGGGCGTGCAGTGCCTGCAGTGGGTGTATTTCGATCAACTGGCATATAGGGGTTAGTCCCTAGGGGCCTGCCTGTACGTTGGTTCTTGTTTTCCTCAGCCCATGCAGCCGCTTTAGCTGCTTGCCGCGCAGCATAGTCGCTCTGCATCTGATCGGGTAGCTTCCACTCTACCTGACTACCTCGAGCATATCCTCGTATAGGGGTCGCAGGGCGATCCGCCATAATGTCACTGATGTCTGGGGATTCTATTTCCGCTGACTTTATCTCTGGCGTGGGTAGCTTCTTCGGCTCTGCCGGTACGTATGGAGTACCCTGCTCGCGGTATCCTTCGATCTGCTCCGCCTTTTTTACTTTGCCACCTTGTTTAAAGGCGACGATACCACCTCTAGCCATAGCCTGAGTCTGAGGCTGTATACTTTTCTGGAGCATAGCTATAGCAGGTAGGAGCTGAGAAGCCTGCCCTGGATGCTGTTGTAGCACTTGCTGGAGTGCTTTCTGTTTTTCCTGCGGGGTGAGGTCGGTGCGTCCTTCAGTATTGCTGATAATGTTGGATACAGCAGAAAACTCTTGTTGATAAGCCATTAGCCATTCCCCTTATTTCTGAGACGCATTATACGCGCCTAAACCTGCGATGCCTAGACCTACTGCTTGGGATAAACCATTGGGTCCAGGCGTTGCAGTGACTACGTTTGAGTTAGATGCTGCGGGTGTACCATGCAGGATGGACGATTCCCAACCGATCTGCTGTTTAGCGTAATCTCTCTTGTTTAAGAATTCGTTATACTGGGTAGTCAAATCCTGCTGCTCTAACGCCTGCTGCTGCGCACCTACCCCCGCCTGAGCCCCTAGACGAGCCATATCAGTCTGCTGCTGCGAGGTACCTAGGTTCGCTAACTGGTTAGCCGCCGCCGCAGTCTGTCCCTGCTGTGTGTTGTACTGCTGCATACCTTGCTGATACGCTTGGTTGGAGCCCTGCAGTTGGATATCATTTTGCTGCTGTGCGAGATTACGCTGGCGCTCGGCATCAACGATACCCTGACGAGAACCACCAAATGCCCCAGCCTTAGCGAACTGAGCATCTGTGTTAGTGCCTTGTATGTCCGACTGACGCGCGGCTTCACGCTTCTGAATGTCCGTTACGTTTTGCTGATACGGGTTCATGAATGCCTGAGCTGTGCCTGGATTTGTCCAGCTATTGTTCAACACATCTGTTGTGGCTTGGTTAGCAATACCAAACTGCCCGGGTGTCTGCATAGCCATTGTCGCACCTTGCACAGCTTGCTGATTAGCATTGAAGCCAGCGTTCTGGCTACCCTGGTATGGTTGATATGCCTCATCTGCCGCTGCCTCTGCCCCTGCTATGTTACGCGTGACGTAGGGCTCGAGGTATGTAGGTAGGTTAGACGTGTTTGAGGTGCTACTAGTAGGAGGGCCTGGGGGTGGGCTACCACTTACGTAGCAGACGAATCGGCTAACCTGTCTTAGGTTGTGCTGTTTTTCATGGTTGAGTTTCATTATTCGTATGCTCCCTATAGTATTCGTCATACCGATCAAAAAACACATTCTTCCACATTTCAGGGATAAACATGCGGGCTTCGTCGCGGCTAACGCACATCATAATCATCTGAGCGACTACATGCCCGGTAGCATACCGCAAACTATGGGCTATTTCTACCCCGTGTACTTCTTTTTTTCGTTCAAATTCATTAGCCGTTTCATACGCTGATACGATCATAGACCACATAAAGGGCATCGCGGTTATCACACGTTGATAGAAGGGGTTGTTCGGCATATAAACCAAAGCAGTCATAAACGCCTGATTAACCCTGTTTTCGTCTACGACTCCATTATCCTGATCAACTATGTCATCCCAGGTATGCGACAACTCTATCAGCATCAGATACAGGTTCGCGGCGTCCTGATTCCCACCGAACCAAGGCAAGCAGGTTTCGCTAGAGGTTTGTGTGCTCATTTATATCTCCTTTAATAAAGCGGTATATGATCTGCCTGCCGGTATACCTATCCCCCGCTGCATCTCCTGTTATGTCAACCCAATGGTCTACATACTGTTCAGGGGCATCGACCCGATCTAAACATAGTCCGTAGCTACAAGCTGCGGCTACAATGGTATCTGGGCGGTGCATTGTGTACGCCATCGAGTGAATATGTAACTCCCGGATACGCCTGTCTGCTGGTGCAAAGTCTTTAATTATCAATACGGCACCGGGTTTCATAAGGCGCACCGCTTCCTTTACGGCTTGGGTTATATCACCGTAGCCAATAGACTCATTGAACACAACGACATCTGCAAACATACCTGGTAGCTGCGTATGCTCATATGAAGCTTCTACGCAGTACTTATTCGCTGCACGCATCTCGGCTATTAAAGCTGAGTCATTAACAACGTTGATTACCCGCATATCAGGGTCTATTTTCTGCATATATGCCCCGAACCCACCCACACCACAACCCATATCCACAAGAACTGCGCCTAGCGGTGCGTCCATAAACTCATAATACTTCTGGCAGTGCTCTACCTCAGTAGGTGCCAAACGCGCAGCGATAAACATCTGGTACCCTTTAGCCATAAAAGCATCCCACGTACACCCCAACGGATTATTCTCAAGATACTTCATCTAGGTATAAACCTGCTGGTATTTACCTGTGGGGCTTGCTTACTTTTACCAGTACGTGCGCTACGCGCCTTAGCTGCCATAGCATCCAGTTTTTTAGACCCTGCATTACTTGAACCGTTACCGAGATGACTAACCACGTCAGCAGGAACGATATACTCGCCATCAGCAACACGGATAGGCTCGTGAGGTCGCTTACCCTCCCCATCAATGCTCGCGTTGATTGAATCAGACATCCCATCTCCAGCTCCTTTTAAAAACATCGGTGGTAGCGACTTACGAGGTGGCCTCGTGTTCAACGCACCGCCTTGAGCATATTGCTTTGGGCGGACGGCTTCTATTGGTTTCGGGCCGGGGTCGCCCCCATATATATTGATCGTACGAGTACCACCGTCCTCGTCTGTATAGGGTGTTGATTGGTCATAGTGAGCCTTTGAGTCATTCCATATGGCAGTTGCCGCTGCAAAATCGCTCGCTCGTTTGGCGGTCGCAGTAGGTGAGTCAAACTGTAACTGCTCTAGCCACCCGCTCTTGGAGACATCGACGGATGGATTGACGGGTAGCGCTGTGATGCCTGCTGCCGGTGCCTGTGGCATCTGGGCTTGGATTTCCTGCGCCCGCTGCGCCACATTGGTGCCTGCTTGGTACGGATTAGCATACGCCCCAGTGGCGTACGGGTTAGCGTACTGAGGATGTATATAGCCCTGAGGCGCTGCTTGCGGGAGTGCTACGATACCTGCGGGAGCGGGAGCGGGAGCGGGAGTAGTTGCATCAACCTGACCGCCCTCAGCGTAACGCATCTCGTAGGTTGAAGGGTCCTCGGTATAGGCGAAGGCATGGTTATTGTTATAATAGTTAAGCCCACCTGGGTCTGTAGCCTTTTGGTTAACAGTACGTGTGGAATGTGCTCGCCCCTTCAGCTCTTGTCTATGTTTCTTAGGTGAAGTATCTGGGGTAGGCTGCAATGCGGTATAAGCCATACTCGCACCAATAGCGGCTTTACCTGGGTTATCCCTAGCCCAGTCACCTGCGCGTTCCATCATACCGGGTTTCTCAGCAGGTGCTGAGCGTGCCCACGAGGTGTCTTCGGGCGTATACTCATAAGGGTCTACAGGGCCGCTAGGGCCATAAGGGTCTACAGGGCCGCTAGGGCCATATGGGGATGCTGTTTGTTGTGCTGTTTGTTGTGCTGTTTGCTGTGCTGTTTGCTGTGCTGCAGGTTGTGCTGCAGGTTGTGCTGCAGGTGCATGGGCGGATTCATAAGTCAATGCGTTAACTTCAGGGTCTGCTGGTGCCAACGCAAAAGGGTCTGCCGCGGCGGCATCAGTAGCCATCGCATCTGCGGCAGCGCCCTGCACTGTTGTGCCTAACCCTGCATTTTGTGCGGCTAGCATCTCGGCTTGGGTTGCCTGCGCTGCAGGCGCTACCGAGCCACCCATACCACCACCTATAGCTCCGCCACCGGCACTAAGAAGGAACCCTTGATCGGTCATACGTTGACCATCCATACTACTGCCAAGAGCGTAGCCGCCACCTGCGGCAGCAGCACCTATGGCAGCACCCCAACCCGCGCCTAAACCACCTGTCATAGACCCAGCAGCTAAGGCCCCAACGATAGGTAGTACTGTCTGGAACAAACCTGCTTCCATCAAACCTGTTTTAGGATTCTTTGTTAAGCTACCAAGACCTTTTGACCGCGCGAGCTTATCAAGATACGCTACCTCGTCTTTAGTGACGTGCATTAGTTCTGTATCTGGACCTCGGCCCATCTTGGCAAGTGCATTGGCTATGTGCTTCATTAGATACCCCTTAAGTTCGCGTGATTATACAACATATTCCCCGCCTGCAGCATTTATCGTACACCCTGCACCATCGGCTATTGCCTGTAAAAACCCACCGGTCGCTAGCACTTGTGTGCCAGTCCACTGGTAGAGCGAGGAAGCAGAAACTGACGCTCCGTATATGAGGCAGTTTGATGCTGACGCAGTGCCTCCGATCGGTACGAGGTATAAGTTTACCTTGACAGTACCTACGCTCGTGTTAGTTAAGTCGATGCACTTAACCAAGGTAGTTATCCCTGGGGGAGCAGTATACACCAAGGTCCCTGCGCCCGTTGCAACTGAACCTTGGCCTAGTTTTGTAGGGACTATGAAAGCCATATTAGTACCTCACTTACATCTGTTTTATCCTGCGTTTTAGATACATCTGCCGCAACTTGGTTAAGGTACTGGGTCAATATACGGGTTAAGTTATTTATCGCCGCTGCATCATATTCCATAGGGGCGATTGGGAGTGCTGGGGGTTTGTTCATCGTGATCCGTCCTCTCTGACACTAGCTCTAGGGGTACCTAGCTGCCATGTAACACCAACTGCATTAGACTCTATACGGAAGACCATCTGGCGCCCACGTACGCGTATCCAACACATTTCAGTAAATTGTGCGAAAGGTACCACAGCGGTCTGTGCCACGTTACTTGCTTGGCTCTGCAGGAAGTTACCTCCGGGTGTGTTGCGCGCCTTAACCGTTAGTATCACGGCAGGGACTGCGGCGGTAGACCCATCGAAAGCCACATCCGGTATAATTCGCTCCACAAAAGAGAAGTTCTCCCCATCACCAATGTCTATATCGGCGGACTCCAGAAATGCGGGGATAGCTGATACTGGGGTTGTCGAACCATCATCAAAACCATTCTCGTGGTAGTACAGTTTGCTATCGTCACCAGCTGCAATAGGGCTAGTTCTAAGGGGTGAATCTAACCATGCCGTCCGTGTCATCGCCCCAAAAGACCATAAGTTTTCAACATAGTTAAAGGTTACGTACTTATCAGGAGTCAAGGAGCTAGTGGAGCAATAGAACCAAGTGACCTCGTTAAACTGCGAGTTAGTCCCTGCGTAAACTTGCCCTAGCTGAGTTGTATTCATACCGCCGAATACGTATGCGCGAACGGTACAGGGTAGTGTCTGAACTTGACCGTTGTAGCTGTAGAACTTATCCTTACCCATCCAATAGGCGACGTTACTCGCTACCGCAACTGCGGTAGGCGAGGCTATAGAAATCTGGCTAGCTAGGGTTGTAAATGAGAATACGATTGGGGGGCCTACAAACTGCATCGATATGCATGAAGTATCGGTAAGTATAAGATTTTCCTGCCGCATCTTCAACGCGGCGTAAATGTAGCTACCTGCAGATAAGCGGTAGTCCCCTGCTGTATTAGTGATAGCAGGTGTCCAGTTAAGTGGGTTGCCTTGAGCGCACCAACGGATAAGTAGTGGGTCTTCTGTAGTCGTTCCTAGGGCGTTCGTGCCTAAAGTAACCACGTGCTGATCGTCAGTTATAAGGATATTGTCCGCTATAGTAGGCGCATCAGAAGCCCCCGCTAGGCTACTTAAAGATACTGCGCGTGCCGCTAATGCTGTGCCTATGCTCCCTGAAGCAGACCAGTAGAATACACCTCCGTCTTTGATTGAGCATATAAAGTCTTGACCGAAGTTACCGCCAACCCAGCGGCGCAGTGATTGCGAAGTCGCCCCTGTACCTGATGAAGCATCGCCCCATCCGTACCCGCTCCACGCTCCAGAGCCATAACCGACACCGGATACAGTGACAGCTAGCCCCGTATTAGGCTGAAACGCCGCGGTAACTGCCGCCCCACCCCCTGTAACACTACCTGCGCTACACGCAGTCGCTACAAAAGTAAACTGATTTACGTTGGACACCGTAATCTGAAACTCCGCGTTCAACGTTGCCGCTAAAATACCATCAACAGACGTAGACCCTGAAAAGGTAACGAAATCACCAGTGATCGCACCGTGCGCTGAGATATAGCAAGTGACCGTCGTAGACCCGGCTACGCCGGTAGTAAATGGGTTCGCCACAGTGGTTGTGTACCTGATTGGGGTTACATCGTAGTAGCCTTGACCCCGCTCAATATATATCTTTAGGTTTGTTCCAACCGCCAGGAGGTTTTCACCTGATATAGTCACCCAGTTATGCAGAAAACGTGCCGTACCTAAAAAGCTACTGATACCAAGTTGTACCCACCCACCTATCTTCTGCGGCGTACCCGAACGGAAACGGACTGCGCTCATATCCCACCACGAACCTTCGTTAGTGTAACGGGTATTCTCGCGGTCCACACCTGGTTTGATTATAAGCTTTTGCAGTGGCATACTTAGTCCTTCACGAACTCAATTAGACGGCTGCATTGTAACGCATCCCTCATGGCTTCGGAGTAGAAAGTAGGACATTCAGTTCTGGCTGTAGTCGCAAAGTCTTTAAGAGTTCTGGCGGTATCTTCTGCTTCTCTGGGCAGACTATCGGGGCTACTTCCTGCCACTCGCACACCTGCTTCCCGTGGCACAGCTCCAGACTTTCGCAACCCGTTAAGGATACGATTAAGCCTGTCAATATCAGAAGCGTAATCGGCAACCCCTCGATCATACTTAGCTTTTTGCTCTGCTTCAATTCTTGCTTTCTCAATCTTAGCCTTCTGTACTTGGTCATTGATAGAATCCTTGTATGTTTCGTACTCTGTTTTAGCGGAATGTAACTGCCATCCAATTATGCCGGTAATCGTAAGTAGGACAACAATCACCACTCCACAAGCGTATGTTTTAATATATGCTATCATGCTGCACTCTTATTGCTCATGCTGTCAAAAGCATACCCGGTGGTAATCGCTGCGAGGACTGCATTAACGCTTGTAATATGTAATGAACCTTTTTCAAGATATGACCACAATAAAGAAGGGTTAAGCAAATCACCAATCCCTGATGTACAAGAAAACCACGCTGAACCAACTAACATGATAAAGGTTGCTGTGCTCTTGCCTTTCTGGTCACCGAAGTAATAACCAAATATGTTTCCACGAATGCGTTTAGTTCTTTTCATTTTTAGCCAATGGGCAGTAGCACCAAGCATTTGAAAAGCAAATACAGATAGGAAAGAATATAGGTTTACTTCATTCATTTAGGCTTGCTCCATAACATATTTTGGAAATGTGCCGCTTCGTAAAAATACTTAGGCTTGCCATTAGCATTGAGTTCACCATACCATTTTAGCCCTAAAGCCATACCTATCGCACCTGCGCGTTGGTAGTTTGGATGCTCGCTTTTGTCGATATACTTACCGTTAAGTATTACGCCTATATCCCAAGCCTCACTTGCTGGCTTGCCATTTGGTAAAAGTACATTATGTGCTGATTGACCCCATGCAGCTTTAGACGAACCATTTTTTAGACATTCATTCTGCTCTGCCTCGTTGCGGTCAGTACAGACAATAAAAACTCCAAGGTTTTCAGCATCACACTGCTTTTTAAATACCTGCCACTTAGATTGCATTAATGGGCTAAGTTTGGATATATCGCGGCTCATTGAAATTTACCTCCCGTAACTTCTTCACATTTAGCCTGCAACACTGACACATGATTTTCAGTTGCTCGGATACGATCATATATCTCACCAAGTCCTCTAATCTGCTCAGTGTGTGCTAGTTGAATAGCCTTGATAGTGATAATCTCACCAGTTAAATCTTTATCGATCTTAAGCATTGTGGTATTCAAGTCAACAACCGTGGCATTAAGCTTATCAAACTGTTGCAAAATTCTATAAAGAAAGAATGCGACAAGCGAAAACAATGCAGGCACAAGCCATCCAGCAGTTGCAATAGTTGCAGCTTCGAGAGCAGCTGAAATCATAATTTACTCCTCATATCAATTACTCCGTTCATAGTGTCTCCTCAAAACGCAATTTTAATTCCAATGCGCGCATTATTTGCAACCGCCGCACCCGTAAATCCAACCGTAAAATACTGCCAGTAACTTCTGTATGGTGGAGCAAGCGCAATAGAAACCAGTGGGTGCAGCAAAGCGTTCGCAGCAAAGTGCCAGTTGACCTCACCCTCGCTCGGATACTCGCTTGCGAATAGAGGGTTTATTTCGTAGTACCTATCAGGATTTCTGGCGATGTAAACTGTCTGCCGCCAGTCGATCACGTTCAGAACTTGGAAGGCAACTTCCCGATTTGTATCCGCGTCCGTCCACTTGTAATACTCGCGGAAATTAAACTCGTCCGCAAAGCAGCTAGAGGAAAGAATCAACATGATGAGTATTGTTTTCATGCTTGTTTAAATGCAGACGACATTGCAACGCTCGGAGCTGCTGTTGTGAACGCCCTTCCTGTAGTGGCTCCTGCAGTTGCCTTGTTTTCATCAACAATCCTAAATGATGGATATGTTGCAGCGCCAACATTGGACACTCTTGATGTTGTGCTTGCAGGCGTGCTTGGCTCAGTGACGTTCTGCCTTGTATAACAGAACGATATGACCAATTCATTATTCAAGGCAGTAGTCAACGAATTAGTTGTGACCGGCGTGGAATTGGACTGGGCTGCTGTGCTCGAAACATCAAACGGCGCTAAAGTAGTGCCCCTGTACGCCAATATAACGGCGCGCTTACCCGCAGTAGAGCTGTGCGTCAAAGATGCGACTGTTTCAGTGCCGTCTGACACTTTGTATAGCACAACTATGCTGTCTCCAAGTGTATTATAGCTGTATAAACTTGTCCATCCAGATGGCAAGGGTGTATATGGCTGGGCAGAGTAATTGCCACTCCACAGGATTAGCAAGTCCTTTGCAAGGATGCCTGCTGGCACCGGCACATCTGTCGCAGACACTGATGCCCATGATGTTACCGTCCCCGCAGCAACGAAGCTCCACGGGCCGACCGGGCCGACCGGCCCGATATTTAAGAATAACGGAAGTCCACCAACTATCATTGCACATCCTTAACGAGGTTGCACGTAGCGCGGGAAGCTGAATCGACGTAATAAGCAAAGACATCAACCGCGCCAATTGTTGCCGTTAATGTTGGTACGGTGCCTCCGGCAAACTTCCAAAAAGTGTTGTAAGCAAGTGTCCGTGCCGTCGCGCCCTGCGTAATTACAATCACACCAGACTGCCCCGCAACTGCATTTGTCGGGGCGGCCAGTGTCGTGTTCTCACTCGTGGTATAGGTAAAGTTATTTGCTAAAGAAAGATCAATGGCAATTGAAGCAGCGGATGATGCTAGTGCGACTGGCGTACCACGCTGTGCCTTCGTGAAACTATTTACAGTTGCTAATATAAGATATAAAGTATCAAAATACGTTTTTAGTGTAGCTTTAAAATTAGCCCATGTTGCACTACGTAACAAACCACTAACACTGTCCTGATATCCAAATGTATCAGCATCTATAGGTGTTGACTTAGCTGTTGCGCTAGATATCGCAGCTATATTATCTACGCCAATAACATTTGTACCATCGCAGTACACTAGGGTGAACGCGCCTTGAGGCAGTACCACACCAGTACCAGCTAGCGTTTTAAGCGTTACCGTAAAGGCACCTGAAGTAGCGTTGTACACAAGATACTGCTTACTTGAGCTGGGGCAGATGACATTTCTATTAGCTGTAATAGTCGCTGTAATTTTTAGTACAGCGGAGCGTGCCTCATCTGCGGCACCGTTCAAGGCCGTTAGACTATAATCTGCCGCGCCCGCGGGTAGTACAACAGTCGCTGTGCCCGCTATAGCCGCTTCAAGGATAGTCCCATGTATGGTATTAACCGCAACACCCCATGTGCCAGCCTGCTCTCCGGTGGCGAGAAGTTCTGTTCGTAGTAATGGTGAGTACGTGCTTGGCATAGTTTATCCTATCGGTAGTCATTCATCTTAGTACCGCCTGTTGCGGTCTGTATTTCTTTCATACCCACATCAGCTGCAGACTTATAGTACTCCATCACATCAGCAGAGCCCTTCATGAATATGTACGCCTCAAGTAGCGTAACGTATAACAATGTCTGTCCAAAGTTCGTGGATAGCCACGTGGTCGTAGCTGTAACGATAGATGGTGGCATTGCAAA